CTCGTGTGCAGGCAGATCAACAGGCGGTTGCTGAATGGGTACAGGCAAATAGACGGGTTGCTATTTTTGCAAGTGCTGGAAATTTGACAGAGACAACAAATGACTTGCTTGATGAAGCCGAGGGTGCGGATGATAGTTCACTTGCAGCATATTTAAAAGATAATACTATTAATAGAGCAATGTGTATTTATCATGCTGACGCTGCAACCGATTATGTTGATGCGGGTGCGCTTGCTGTAGCTCTTGTTAAACGTCCTGGAACATATACATTATGTCATAAACAGGTACTTAGCTCGTCAATTGATAGTTTAACAACAACACAGGCATTTAATGTACATGCAAAATACGCCACTACTTATGAGAATATTGGTGAAAGGAATATTTTGTTTGAAACTCGTGTTGGCGATGGTAAATTTCTTGATTTAATCATTTGGCTTGACTGGTTAGAAACACAGATAAAAAAGAACGAATACGGTTTGCTTGTATCTGTAGATAAATTATCTTATACTGATGGCGGTATTGGGCAAGTTCAAAGCGTACTTGACAAAGTATTAAAATTGGAACAAGCACTTGAAGCCATAACACCTTACGCTACAAATGAAACTACAAAGGAACAAATTGGTGGTTATACCATTATAGTTCCAAAATTACAGGATATACCGCAGGTTGATATATCAAATAGAGTATTAAAAAATGTACGTTTCAAAGCATGGTATAATAATAGTATTCAAACAATGGAAATAGCTGGCTTAGTAATTGCATAAGTAAATAATATTTTAATTTAATTATATAAAAAGGAGTTTTAAAAATGAAAAAAGGTACTACTTCATCTTACGATCCAGCATTGACACAAATTATTATTAATGGTGCATTGATGTTCGGTTTTTCTGATGGTAAAAAAATAAATGTTGCCAGCACTACAGATTTATGGACAATGTTTACAGGATCAGATGACTTCACACTGCGGTTACGTCAAAATGATGCTTCTGGTCTGATAACATTATCACTGATGCAAAGTTCACCTTGTAACGATATATTAACAGGTTTTGTTCTGATTGATACAATGACTCCAGGTGGTAGACCCTTCCCCGTGCTTATAAAGGATTTACTTGGCACAACATTAATCACAGCTTCAACAGCATGGATACAGAAACTACCTGATATTGTATACAGTAAGGATCACGAAGCAAGAGAATGGGCTATAGCTTGTGCCGATTTATCAATATTTTTAGGTGGTAATACACAATTCGGAGTTTAATATTCTATGTTAAAAACATTAGACAAGATTTTTAAAAATTCTGATGATAAGGAATTAACCGTCGTAACAATTACTTTTCCAGCGACAAAGGCTATTGAAATTACGAACAGATTAGGTGAAATAGTGATTTCTTTAACTGGTATCGCAGACTGCCTTGATAATAATAAATTGGATATCATATCAAAAGCTTTAAAAGAAAATTTTAATTCTGATGGTATAATAAAACTAATTTTATCTTTATTATCGTTTACAAAAGTTGACGGTGTTGAAGTAAAAGATTCAAAAGTACTTGATGCACTTTTTTCATCTAATGATCTTGTTTTGTTATTTGAGATCTTACAATGGGTACTGGAGGTAAATTTCAAAGATTTTTTCGGGGAACGGGGTATTGGAAAACTGATACTCAAAGGGAAAAAATTAATGGTGGATGTGAAGTAGATTATTTTAAAGATTATTCTAATGATTTTAAAAATGAATTAATTTATTGGAGACTAATTATTGAAGGTAAAGCAACATTAACAGAATTGGATACAATTTATTCGCTTGAAGATGCTATGAAATTAAATACATTACTTAATTTACAAAATGAAATACAAAATGACATATTAAAAGATATGAAGGATGAAAACTAATGGCATTTGGTGGTATTGTTAGAGAATTAGTAAATAAAATAGGTTTTCAGGTTGATAACTCTGGGGCAAAAAGAGCTGAGAATCAATTTACCCGTTTACAGAATATGTCAAGAAATTTATCTGAAATTGCTGGCGGATTTTTTTCTGGTTTTATGGCAAAAGGGATAGTATCAAATCTACTCTCTATAACAAATCAATTTGAGCAATTAGATGTTGCTTTTACTACTATGTTAGATAGTCAAGAAAAATCTAATAAATTAATGCAAGATATGCAGAATTTTGCAAAAGTTACCCCGTTTACAATTACTGATGTTACAATAGGAGCAAAACAATTATTAGCTTATGGTATTGAATTAGAAAACATTATTCCAGAGATGAAAACACTTGGTGATGTTGCTTCCGGTATATCAATGCCATTAGGTGACTTAGTTTATCTATATGGGACACTAAGAAGTCAGGGTCGCGCATTAGGCTTAGATATAAGGCAGTTTGCCAATAGAGGTATACCAATTCGTGAAGAATTAGCAAAAATATTAAAGATTGACATAACACAGTTGGACAAATTTATAACAGAAGGTAAAGTTGGTTTTAAAGAGGTTCAAAAAGCATTTCAAAATATGACAAGTGAGGGTGGTAAATTTTATAACTTGATGTTTAAACAAAGTAAAACTATTGGTGGGATATGGAGTAATTTTAAAGATGCTGTTACCTTTATGTTAAAAGATATTGGCAATCAATTACTACCATTTTTTAAAATGGTTTTAAATAATATGTTGAAAATTTTCAATTATTTAAATGAGAAGATTTCTCCTCGAATGAAAGCTATACTTTTATCAATTACAGTACTAACCGCTGCAATAATACCATTACTTGTTTTAATAGGTTTAATAAATGTAAAATTACTTCCAGTGTACGGAACAATTCTTTTAATAGCAGGTATTGCAGCATTAATTGGATTAGCTTTTGATGAAATTTACACTTATATAAAAGGTGGAAAATCACTTATTGGTGAGTGGATACCACCTTTTGAAACATTAAGGAATTTAGTAAAAAATATCCATGATTTTTTATTTGATATAGGTAAAATAATTGCAAATTTACAATTTGGTAATCTAAATGAAATAAAAAATATTTTTAAAGATATAGAAAATATTTTTAAAAATATTACTGGAAATGATTTTTTTAAATTTATAAATGACCAATTAAATAATTTACCACGTTTATCAATGGCTTTAACACCTCCAGGGATAGGGTTGGCAATAGCTAAACCTTTATTTACAGCAAAACGTCAAGAATTTGAATCAAAACAACAATTAAATAAAGTTAATAATACGATACATTCAACAGTTAATATAACAGTACCTATAGGTACTCAAAAGTCTCAAGCTGATTATTTAAAACGAATTGCAGAGGATCAGTTTACTGAATCATTAAATATAGCAGCAAGAAAAATAATTGCTTCAAAAAAAGGAAAAGAATAATGTTTATTTTAGGTAATAAAAATAAAAAAACTAAAATAAATAATTTTGAAATTGACGCTATAGTAAGCGAGAATCATACTTTTGTAAATAATATTACTAATTATCCTATTGAAGATGGTGGCTTTATTTCAGATTTTATAAAGAAGCAGCCTAAAAGATTAACAATTGAAGGTATGACAACAGATACCCCATTTAATCATACACCTGAAATTGCTGAGAATCAATCACGATCTACTGAAGCGTTTATTGAATTAATTAATTATGCTGGATATTATGTTGATAAACAAAATAGTATTAAATCAAGTAAAAATTTTGTTCCAGTGTTATTAAATGTTATTACAAATTTAACAGTGTATTGTGATATGATAATTACAAGTATATCATTTGTAAAACAAGCATATTCTATAAAATACACTATAGAATTTCAGGAATTAAATAAAATTAAAACAAGAGAATACTCTGAAAATAAGGTAAGTACATTAAAAAATAAAGCAAAAGATATAGATAAACAAGCTCAAAAGACAAAGACCACTGGTGAAGATAGTAAAAAAGAAGTATCTTCAAGTACACTTTATAAATTAGTTATAGGTAAATAAAATGATTGCTAAAATACCATTTAAAGATTTTTCCTCGTTTACAGAAGAAATTTTATTTACTGATGATATATTCATATTAAAATTTAATTGGAATAGCCGAGGTAAATCTTGGGTTTTATCTATTTATGATAGAGATGGTGTACCTATTATTTTAGGTAGGAAGATTGCATTAAATCAAGATTTATTATCGCAATTTACATATAGTAATTTTAATGAAAATGATAATCTAATGGTTATTGATTTAACAAATAATTATAATGTTATTGAATATACTGATTTATTTACTAATAAGAGAGAGTTAATATTTTATAATGAGTAATGAATTATTTGGTAGGCAGATAAAAATACAAATTATTACAAAGACAGGGAAGGTTTTTGAATTTTCTGATCTACGATTAACATTTACAATAAACAAAGCATTAGAAAATAATGCTGTTTGTTCAATCTATAACCTTAAATCCGAAACAAGAAATATTTTAACGGATAATGGAGAAAAATTTAGAATATTTGCAAGTTACATATCAGAAAATATCGAACCTATTTTAATTTTTGAAGGTGATATTTTTTATATAAATCATAATTATGGTGATACTGATATAATCACAAGCATTGAAAGTAAAGACGGTATGAAATTTATAAACGATTCAATATTATCAGTTTCATATAGTAATAAAATAACATTTAAACAATTACTTGATGATATAACAAAACAATTAAAAGTGCCGTTATCTATTAAGACAAGTGCGATTAATTTTTTAGATAAAATATATAATAAAGGTTTTTCTGCTACTGGGAGATCAGCTAAAATTTTAGATACAATTTGTAATGACAATAACCTGCAATGGTCAATACAAAATGGTAAAATGAAAATTTTAAACAAGTCTCAAAATGATGGCAAAAAGATATATCATTTAAATAAAAATTCAGGTTTAATAGGAATACCTGAAAAAATTAAATTGCAAAAAAAAGATGATGGTGAAAAAGTAAAGGATAAAATAATTTTTGGCTGGAAAGTTAAATCATTATTAATACCTAATGCAGAGTTCGGGAATATAATTGAAATTTCTTCCAGTGAAACTGGAAACAATAAACAATTTAAAATTTTAGAGGTTCAGCACACTGGAGATAATTTTGATAATGATTTTATTACTGAATTAACATTGGAAAAAATTATATGATGTTAGATATTGCAATACAAGCCATGATAGATAATTCATTGAATGAAATATATACTTGTTTACCTGGAAAAATTTTAAAATATGATGGTGGAACAAGGAAAGCTGAAATATTACCATTGATAAAAAAGAAATTTTTAGATAAAACTGAATTATCATATAAACCTATTACCGATGTTCCAGTGAGTTTTTATGGTGTAAATGAATGTTATATTCAATTGCCAGATAGTGAATTTAAAAATCAAGATGTCATGTTAGTATTTTCACAAAGGGCGATTGACTCCTGGGTATTAGATGGTAAAGAAAATATACCAATAAGTTGTCGTAAATTTAATATTACAGATGCTTTTGCAATATTATCTATTTCATCATTTAATAAAAAATGGACAAAAGGAAATGATTTTAATATTAAATATAAAAATTCTAAAATTACTATTAAACAAAATGGTAATATAGAAATAGGGGTTAGTGTTTTTCAAAAATTAGTAAATGAAGCTTTTATGACATTATATAATGCACATACTCATACTTGCGCTTCTCCTGGATCACCAAGTACACCTCCAGTTGTGCCGATGACAAGTTTACAATTAACAAGTAAGGTTAAGGCTGAATAATGATAGATTTAAAAATAGATGATGACAATGATATTTTTTTAGACGTTGATAAAGATTTAACTTTAGTAAGTGACAAGGATCAATTTACTCAACGGTTAAAAATAAAATTTAGATTTTTTTATAAAGAATGGTTTTTAGATCAAGATAAAGGGATAGATTTTTATGATTCTATATTTATAAAAGGTTCAAATTTACAATTAATAAACAATATTTTTAAAGTTACCATTATGGAAGAAGTTGAAAGTATAGAATTGCAGAAATTTGAATTAACTTTAATAGAAAGAAAATTAGTATTAGATTTTATTCTTTTATCAAGTTATGGTGTTATAAATTTTAATGGGGTTATTTTATGAGTGACGAGATAATTTATGGTTTGACAGAAACTGGTTTTAATATAAAGAGGCACCCTGAGATAATAGCTGATACTGAAGCTGATTTAAAACATTATTTTAGTAATGATATAGATTTGAGATCTGATTCAGTTTTCGGGCAAATAAATGGTGTGTACAGTAAACCAGCTATTGATATTTGGGAAATATTAGAAACATTGTATCAAGAAAATCATCCCAGCGAAGCAAGTGGTGTACACTTAGATTATGTTTGTGAATATAATGCTATAACAAGATTACCTGCAATTTCCTCTCAAGTCATTATCGGTTTGCTTGGTGATATAGGTACAATTATACCACAAGATTCTCAAATTGAAGATGAAAATGGAAATATTTATTATGCTAAAAGTAATTACACTTTACAATTTGATAACCAATTATTAGTTTATATTAATATAAATAATATTGCCGATAATACACTATATACAATACAATTTGATAGTACTACATATTCGTATATGTCAAGTGGAACTGCTACTGAATCAGAAATTATAAATGGCTTAATAGCTGATATTGAATTAGATTTATTAAAAACAATAAATGTTATAAATATAAATGATGCAGCAATTAAATGTGAAAATATAAATTATAGTAGTTTTGCAACAATTGTTAGTGCTGATTTAAATATATGGGTTCCCGTAGTTTTTCTTTCACTGGAAAAAAAATCTATTTATTCCGCAATTAATTCGATAATTAATATAGTAAATCCAATATCAGGTTTAAATGAAGTCAATAATTTTGAAGAGGGTACTCTTGGGAGATTGGTTGAGTCTGATACTGAATTAAGACTACGAAGAAAACAGTCTTTACAAAAAGTTGGTGGAGGTAATTTAAATGCCATTGTATCAAGAATTATTAATGATGTTCCTGATGTTGTATCTGTAAAAGGTTATGAAAATAGAGAACCAATTATAGTTGACAGTTTGCCGCCACATAGTATAAATATTTTTATTGAAGGTGGGGAAGATGCAGATATTGCAAATATTTTATGGTTGGCAAAAGGTGGCGGTATTCAAACTTATGGAAATACATTTTATGATATAACAGATTCAAATGATAATTTACAAAGGATGTTTTGGTCAAGGCCAATAGCATTTTATACATGGGTTAAAGTCTCATATACAAAATACTCAGAGGAAACGTTTCCTTCTGATGGTGAAACTACAATGGAAAATACTGTATTGACTTATGGAAATACATTTACTTCTGGCCTTGATATTATACCACAAAGATTTATTTCAGATATTTTTAAAAATGTTGTTGGTATTGAAACATTATTAATTGAAATTTTTGCTTCTTTAAATTCAGGGGATACTCCATCTTATGTAACAAGCAAAATTGCTGTTGCAAAAGATAGAATATGTAAATTTGATTTATCACGTATAACTATAGTGGAGGTTTAAAAATGTTAATAGCTGGAAATAATGAATTGCAAACATTTATTGAACATACTGGTTTATCAAGTGTGCCGCATGATCCAGTAAGATATAAAAAAGCAGTTTCAAATAAATATGGTATAGCTTTAGTAAAAGTAAGTATATTTTTTATTGCTGATAATTCCAATGATGCAAAAAGGATAATGGAACAGGATGAATTTACCTTACAATGGGATGGTATAAATATACTTGGAATTTCTTTTGCTGTTGAAGATAATAAAAAATATTTAATTGTTACAGCAAATAAACAAAAGATTTTAAATAATAATATTGCTATTTCTACAATAACATTTAAAATTTTTAATAGTGATAGAGTTACAATAGATACTGCTTTTAATGATACTAAATATATCGAATGTAACTCACCAAAAAATAAATTTTTATACAAATTAATTTTTGTAAATGGTGTATGTGAAAAACAGTTTAAATCTGATGTTATCGGTGAATGGAATTTCCCAACAAAAGAATCTAAAAAAATAAATGGTTTTAAAAGTAAACAATCTGATAAAGAAACTATAAATGTTTTTATGGAGTAATTTTTATGGGATTACTTAGAAAATTGATAAAAGGTGTTACCTCAATGACTTCAACACAAGATACAAAAGATATAATATTACCATCTATTGTAAATAAAAATAAAGCTATGGTGACATTAAAGATAAGTAATCCTAATGGTGAAAATACTACAACAGTAAACGCCAGCAATTATATGATTATAGGGGAGATTAATGCTGCTGGTGACACGTTGACTATTTCCAGAGCAAGGCATACAGATCAAGCAATGAATATCAATTATCAAATATGGTATTTTAAAAATGCTACTGTTACACATGGAAGTACTGTTATTGATAATGTAAATAAAGAAGTTATTTTATCAAGTTACACTGCAAACAAAACATTTAGTGTATTTACAATGAAGGGTGATCGTGCATGGGCGGCTAATAATGCAGCATATTTATGTATTCTACATAGAGCGTATAATAATGGCTCTAATAATGTATTAAACTTAAAAGGGAATTTAAGTGCAGGAACAATGACAGCATATTACCAAATAGTAGAGTGCCAAGATTTTACAGTTGATAGATATGATGTTTCAATAACGAGTGCGAGTTCCTATGATCTCACATTATCACCAAGTGTAACAATGAGTAAAACAATATGTATGTTGTCAAATTACTATGCTTCATCAATTGGATTAAGTAAATTAAAATGTGGTAGATTATATGATGCAAGCACATTTAGATTTTATAGTTTTGCTGCTGTTACTTCTGATCACAATTTATATATAATAAA